CCACCTTGGAAGCGGCATTTTCTGCCTTGGCTGCCGCTTCGTTGGCCTTGGTGGCCGCTTCCGTGGCGGCCTGGGTCTTTTCCTCCAGTCCGGCTACGGCTCCTTCCGCTTTCTTGGCGGCAGCCTCGGCACGGGCGGCGGCATCGCTCGCAGGTTTCCCTATCAGTTCCAGAGGTACGTTCACCATCTTGCCGTCCTTCTCGCCGGGCAGTGATTTCACACCGCTCAGCGAGGTAACAGTTTCCAGGTCCTCCACGCCGGTAGAGGACTGGAGCACACGGTCCAGCACTTCCTGAACCATTTCTTCTTGCGTCATTTCTGCCATACTCATTCGTTTTTATTGTTAATATTCCAGTCCGTCACTCGGCTCGCCGAAAAAAAACAGGGTCGCATGGTTGGGGACAAACTTGTCGCTGCCTTTCCAGAAGGTGAATATGGCCTTTTTTATGGTCAGACCGTTACTTTCCACCTTGTCGGTATGGATGCCTTCACAGCAGGGAGTCAGCCCCCACTTGCCGGACTCTTCCCAATCCTGTCCTTCAGAGATGGCAGAGATTCGGACCCGGTCGTGCTTGCAGTAGAAATATACGTACACATAATTCTGCCCTCTTTGGTTATTCTCATTTGCCACGATATTCACTCTGTACATTTCCAGACCGTGGCCGAAAGTCTGTGTCGTGACCTTGAAGTCACGGGAAACGTCGATATGAAGCCATAGAAGGAAACCGGGCATACACCAGTGGTCACCCTCGTTCATGCGCCATCGGCAACCGCCCTCGGCATCCACGGCCAGGTTCGCACGACCGCCGGCCCACACATTCCGGGTACAGTTCCTGGCCTGAAGGGTGATGGCCGCATTTCCGTTGGTGTCCTTGCCGATGCTACGGAACATGGCGTTTGTCTGCACTCCTGCGCTTGCAGGCAGCGTATTGCCCAAAGATGCCTCATTGTCCAGTACCTTGATTTCCCCGTCAGGGGAATATTCGGTATGGTAACTCTTTATACTGACCGCCGCTTCGTTTCCGTCCGTGTTTTCCAGCCAGTAGCCGTTCATGCTGAAAGCACCTATCGTACCCTTGTTGGCATGCACAGCCCCGTCCTCGTCCACATGAAACGTACCGTTGGCCGTCAGGTCACCCTCCAGCCTGATGTTGTCACCTGTCAGCTTGACGACGGTGCGCGTATTGCCGTACTCGTCCTCCTCTTCCAGGCCAACCCCGATAAGGGCCAGCTTGCCCTCTGCGGTCTGCATATAGATACCGCTTCCTTCCGGCTTCACCACCAGCCCGGTTTCTTTCAATGCTTCACCGTCCTTGTCAAACACCGCTGCTGAAATCTTCACCAGCCGGTCGCTCTGTTCAAACAGTGTCCGGTACTTATAGGCCAGTGCGTCTGCCTTGTTGGTGCTGAACACCAACAGCGAAATGTAAATCACGCCCGTAAACGACAGCTTGAAGTCGCCTGTTCCGTTCCATAGCCCGTCCAGCGTAAACATCTTCTCACCGCCCACGGGCAGGTCTTCTTCATGGCCGAACAGGTTGAAGTTCTCAAACCCGGTCTTGTCAGCGTTCACAAATTCGATTTTCAGCCTTCCGGCCTTGATGACCCGGTAACTGAACGACAGATACACCACGCCGGGCACCCGTTCGCCCTGGCTGTTCGTCTGCCGGTACTCCGGTACCAGCCGGAAGTCCTCCAGTTTCTGCATGATATAGCTGTTCCGGATATAGGCATAAGGCACCTTGCCGTCAGTCCGTATCTCGGCATGCCCGTCCGGCTTCGTACCGTAAGGACCGCCGTTCGCCCAGATCCAGCGTCCGCCCAGGGTGAACAGCGTAGCCTTGCTGCCCGTCTTCCATTTGTCCATGCCGTCGGCAAAACTGCTGTTGTCCAGATAGCTCTGTTCTTCACGTATCTCCTTGCGCAAGCTTTCCACAGCTGAATGGATTTTCCCCTCGGTTATCTCAAACCGCGTCAGGATGTCCTCGCCCGTCATCAGCACGAACGTACCCTTCAGCCACACGTTGTCAGCATACAGGCCGTTTCCCTTCGGTTGGTTGTCTGCCGGGAAAGCGCTGCTCCTGATGCCGTCCAGCTTACCCAGCCGGCAGCGCAGGCAGCCGTTGAAGTTCTTGGCCTTCACCCCGTCCAGAATGTCGATACGGGGCTGTCCGTCCTCCGTGGCCGCAATGGATATAAGGTTCTGCCGGAGCGGGTTTTCCGTGTTGCCCATCAGCACGCACTCATCGCCTGCCTCCGGCTTCACCCCGCCAAACTCGCTTACCGGAACCATCACCCCGCCGGCTATCACCGAAGCCACCTCCACCCAGTAGGATTTCAGCTTTGCCCCGCCTGTAACGGCACAGCGCATCAGGTCATGGGCCACAAACCCTGATTCCTGTTCAAACAGGATGCGGTAGTTGTCGCCCTGCTTCACCACGTCCTTGATCTTGCCGTTGGCTGCCGACACCACCAGTTGGCCGCACACGCTGCGCACCTGCTCGATCAGCAGTTCCAGCGCCACCAGGCTTTGCCGGGCAGTCACTTTGTCCACCGTCAGGTTCGTCAGTCCCGTCAGCTGGTCAATCCACAGCTGCCAGCCCTCACCGGTCAGCCCGTCCACAAACTCCGTGCTGCGCAGCAGTTCGCGGATCACGGCAGTCAAGTATTCGGCATTGCCCTCACCATCCACGATGCCGCAGGGCTTGCCGCCAGCAGCCTCGCCAAAGCTCACACCCTTCAGGAAGCGGATGGACTCTTTGGCTGTGTCCGGCTGGTTCTTGCTCAGGAACTCTTTCTGGCTGCGCCGGGCGGAAAACAGGTTGTTGTCCGTGGGCAGCGTCTTGTCCCAGCTTCGTATGATGTCCGGAAGGGCAGCGCCTTCCGTCTTTGATTTCGTATAGCTTTTCAGCGCACCGATGCTGTCCGTCACCTTGTCGAACTTGCCCACCTGCAGCGCATCGCTTATCTCGATGTCCATCTGCCCGGGTTCGTTCACCTTGCGGCTGATCTTGGTGATACGGCTCTGACGGTAGCCTTTTTCCGGGAAATACTTCCGGCTCTCCAGCTTCACCCGTCTGCCCACAAACAGGTCTATGCCGTGCTCCTCGATGTATACCGGGTCTGTCGGGGCTTTGTAGGCGGCAATGTCCAGCCAGTGGTCCCGGTTGTACTCGTCCACCGCAACCGCAAACTCCTCTTCGGCCAGCCGGTAATACTCATCCGGCATCCGGATATTCCACAGGATATAGGTGTCGCCTGCTCGGGGCACCAGCTTGCCGCCCGGCAGCTGGGTGTCGTCATCGTAGGGCCAGATGGTGATCAGTTCGAATTCACGTGCCGCGCTGTCGTAGTTCACCTCAAAGTAGTGGTCATCGCTTTCTCCCAGTCCGGCAAGGTCGCCCGTCTGGAACGACACACGTTTGGTTTCTCCGGCCAGCTCGTACAGGTTAGGGTCAAAGTCCAGTTCCCCGTCCCGGAAATAATAGACGGTGAATTTGTTTCCTTCATCGTCTGCCACCTCCTCGCTGCGAACCGAGCTCACCGTACCGACCCGACGGGGGAAGATGCCGCTGAAAGCATCCTGCTCGTAATGGTCATAGATGCCATATTCCTCCACGCCCTGCTCGATGTACTTCCTGCCGCCGGGAAGCATCAGACGCGGGCTGCCGTATTTCTCCGCATCGATGTTGCGGGTCGAGCCTACCGGGAACAGGCGCGTATAGAATTTGGCCGTGTTGCTCGTATCTCTTTCCAGGGAGGTCAGCCCCTTGCCATAGCCAAGGGTGATTTCTTCCCCGTGTTCGCAGCGGCACACGTTCACAGTCTGCCCCTCAACCCACCATTCCACCTTGCCGCCTGCCTTTTCCGCGATGGCTTTCAGCGCTTCGTCGCAGTACATCCCCTCGTAGTCTATCGTGATCAGCTCCGTACCTTCCACCGTACCCGTCTTCCAGTCAGTAATGTGGCCCATGCCGTTATTGATAGCCTTCACCACCATCGCCACATGCTCGCGGGGCGTGGCCGTCAGGGTAAACAGGGGGTTGGTGTCCCCGTCCGTCGTCTCCAGCACCAGGAACCGCTTGATTAGGCTCTCGATACCGTACAGCTTCAGGTTATACTCCCATTCACCATCGCTCACCTGCTTCGGCGTGTAGCGTTCTGTCAGCCAGTACCGTTCGCCCAGATAGTCCGTGTAGTCGTTCACGTCCAGGGGCAGGAAGGCATAATAGCTGAACGACAGGGAAAGCACATTGTCTCCCTGCACTTCCTTGCTTTGCGTCGAGCTGTCGTTCACGGCCACATCCGCACGCTTGGTTCCGGCTTTATCATATATCGTTAGAAGCATATTCTAATAGCGTTTGAATGGTTATATAATCGGTTTCGGTTCCCGGAACTTTACCCGGAACTTTCCGGCATGCACACCTTCCGTCCACAGATAGGTCAGCGGGGTGAACTTCGTACAGTCGGCATACTTCACCCGCAGCTGCAGATCCAGCTGGGGGAAACGGATCTCCAGCCAGCCGTCCTTCCCTTGCTTCAGGAAATTCACAAAGGCAAAGTACTGCTTCATCCAGCCTGCCTGGGTCTTGTTGTAAAGCGCAAAATGCAGCGTCACGTCACGCGCTTCATTCCGTGGGGTCAGCACGGGGCTGTATTTTTCCCCGTGCTCTTCCCGTATGTCCACAGCCGTATCCTTCTTGGCCTTGCTCGGGGTCAGGATGGCCGTCAGGTTCTCCATGCCCCCGCGCCGGTCTTCCACCAGGAACACGCCGTATTCCGTCCAGATGTCCGTGCCGTTCACCAGCACCAGTCCGCTCAGTATATTGCCCATATCACTTCACTTTTAGTCCGTCACGTATCATTTTCTTTATCACTTCCTTCAGTTCGCCCAGGTGTCCGGCGCTCACACCGGTGTTCTCGGCTATCCGGGCCAGATGCCCTTCAGCCGTGTCCATCTTCTCCACCACGCTTTCCAGCCGGTCGTCCATGCTGCTCCAGTGCTGCAGCCCGCCGGTGAACATGCCCTCCAGTTTCGTGCCCTGGTCCTGCGTCATGGCCGTAAAGCCGCCCGCTTTCGCACTTTGGCTCGTACCGCCCTGCTGCGTCTTGTCATAACCGGTGGCTGCCGCCAGGTTGTCACGCAGGGCAAGGGCTTCATCCATATACTGCATGTACTCTTCCATCAGCGCGTTCCGTTCCGCCTCGGTCAGTTCGTTGTCCTCCATGGCCTTGCCAAACTTCTCCCACCAGCCTTTCAGTTTGTCGCTGTACATCTCACCGATCTTGTTGCTCAGCATCGCCCGCATGAAGTACTCGGATATATCCTCCGCCGCATCCTTGGCACCGTACTTCATGTTCATCAGGTTGTCGATGAAGCTGCTGTACATACCGTCGAACGAAATGCCCGTCAGCCCTTCATACAGCTGGTCGGTCAGTTCCTCCAGCTTGCCGGCCTGGTCTATGTAGTCATCCAGTTTCTCGGTCAGTCGCCCGCCATAGCCTCCCTTACCGGTATTCTGGATTTGCGTCCACATATCCACGTTGCTGCGCAGTGCCTTCATTTCCTCCGGGCTCAGGCTCCACAGGTTCCCGTCCCACTGGCGGCCGATCTGTCCGCTCAGTTTGTCTATCTGTGCCTGGTTGAAACCGCCCCAGTAGTAGTTCCAGCTGTGGTGACTTCCGTGGTAGCCGGCTTGCGCCATAGCCATCTGCAGGTAGTTCGAATTCGTTTCCTGCTGCATCTTGTACGCGTCGCGGTAAGCCGCCACACTCTTCGTCCCCTGGCTCTGCTTGATGGTGTCGGTCAGATCCTCTATCGAGGTCTGCAGCAGCTCGTTCCGGTCTGTAAGACGGTCTATAGCCGCCTGCACTTCCTTGGCGTTCCCGCCGATGCCGAACAGTTTGTTGAAACCTCCGAAAGACACCGTGTTCAGCAATCCCCCGATACCTTTCACAAGGGAACCGCCTATCTGTTTGAACAGGTCTCCGCTGAGGATATTGTCGAGTATTCCGGTTATCGCATTGAAAATGGTGTCTATCAATGATGAGATAATCGGGCCAATACCGTCTTTCAGCAAATCCAGTATGGAGAGAATGGCCGATATGATCTGCCCGATGACTCCGGCACTTGACAGGGTTTCGGACATCCGGCTGATGGCATCGCCGACCTTGCCTCCGATATTCAGTTTTGAAAGACCGGTAAGCATGTTCTGGATTCCTTCAAATGATCCCTGCAAGGTTCCGCTCGCAAAGCCGTGCAACCCGTTGGATACCATGTTCAATCCGTCAACCGTGTCCCGGGAGGCACTTTTCACCTCCCCGGCAAGCGCCTTCATTTCAGAGGTGGCGTTCAGGTATTCTTCGTCAGCTGAAACGCTGGACGATTGAGCCGTTTGAAGAGCAATTTGGGTACGTTCTATTTCTGCCTGGTTACCGCTTTCAAGAGCCTTGTTGTAATCGGCCTGCGCCGCTTTCAACCGGATGAATGCCGCTTCCTGCTGCAGTTCTGCATTTTGCACACGTGTTACGGCATCCCCCAAAGCGTGCATCTGCGTTTGCAGCCGGGCAAAATCCAATGTGCCGTTGCCACCGGGGAGCATGCTTTGAATACGTTCAATGGCATCGTAAACGACCTGCTGATCCGCTGCTCCTGATTTTTTGAACTCATCCGTCTTGACATACTGCTTAAGTTCGCCAAGCAGATTCTTCATCTGGTCTGCAAGCAAGCCGGTTAAATCCCCGAACGCTGCTCCCCAGTCTATCTTCTGGGTAAGGGATTCCATGTCCACTTTGTGCACAGCCGCATCACGCTGCTTTTCCAAAGTCAGTCTTTCGCCCTGGGACTGTGCCTTGCGGATTTTCTCGGCATATTCTTCAGCGATGGCCAGTTTCTGCTGCTGGAAGGTCCCGTATTCCTTCAGATAGTCACGCATGGCTTCCGCCTCTTCCCTGTACACGTCCGCCTCCGCTTTTTTCCTTGACTCGGTGTTTGAGGCACGGGCTTTTTCAAGTTCATCCTGTTGCTCCCGGGTAAGTCCGTTATCTCCGGTAGAAAGACCGGCTTCCTTGTTCTCACGCTTCCAGTCGGCTTCCTGCCGGTTTATCTCTTCTTTCCGGGCGTTATAGTCATATTCGATTTGTGCCAGTTTCTTCTCGGTACCGGCTTGCATGCGGTCTATCTCTTCCTTCCGGTTTTCAGCCTGCAGGGCGGCAAGATCCTGCGCCAGCCTACGCTCTGTGGCAAGCCGTTGCTTGGCTTCCGCTTCCGGATTCTTCCCGGACTGCTTGGGGTCGATATGCCCACCGATATTTCCTTTTTTGGCTGCTTCTGCGGCTTTCTTTACCTCTTCCTCCGCTTTTTTCAGATAACCGTCACGTTTGTTTTCGGCATTTTTCAACAGTACGTCATAAGCTTCCTGATCATGTTTCTTGATGGCAGCCTGTGCGTCATAGAACTGCCCGGATTCTGCCATGCTTGACTGCATGATATATTGTCCCCATTTCCCGAAAAAACCCATGGCGCTTTCCGCCTCTTCCGGTTTCTGCGCCTTGATTTTATTCACCTCTTCATCGGCTTCTGCAGCTTTTTTTACAAGGTTCTGGACATTGGTCTGGTGCAGCAGAACCTGTACATAGTCCTCGCTCTTTTGGATAAGGGTATCATACCATTCGGAAAGTGTTTTATAATACCCGAAAGATTCCCCGTACTTGCGGTTCAGTTCCTCCACCTTCGCCTTTTCCTGTTCCTTGCTGCCGGTGAAGTTCTTTATTTCATCGATGACCGATTTCAGTTCGAAGCGGGTACGCACCATCTGGGCACGGCCGTCCTTCTCTATCTCGGTCATTTCCTTGAGTGATATGTTGAATTCATCCACGCCTTTTTTGGCACTGAACAGGTTTTTCGTCCAATCCCAGATTTCATCACCGTACATTACCAGCAGCATGATGCCGGTGGTCATGGCCGTCTGCCAGGAAAAAAGTGAGGACAGGACCTGCTTCCATACCGGTGTGCCCTTCTTGCCGGACTTCTGCAGCTCATCGTATTCCTTGCGGGCACGGGCCAGTTCGTCCGTAAAAATCGGCAGGTTGTTGCTGATTGCCAGGAAGAACATCTGCGGTCCCATGGCCAAAGAAGGCATTTCACGGGCGATCTGCTGGATACTGTTGTGAAGCCCGCCCAACTGGCGCTGCGCGTTGGGTACATCTGCAGGGGTGACCTGCACGGATTCCGATTCCTCCTGCAGCAGTTTCAGTTTGCCGCGCAATTCCTCAAGCTGCTTCTCCAGTGCATGGATCTGCGCGATATTGGCACTCTGGTCCAGATTGGGGGCAGCCGTCTCCCCGGCAAGGCGCAGCCTTTCCAGTTCAGCCTCCAGCAGCCTGACGGTATTACGCAGTTCCAGCGCCTCACGCTCGGCCTTGTTCATGCCGGGCGTGAGTTTGTCCTTCATCAAAAATTCAACTTCTACAGGTTTGCTCATTCCAGTTTGCTTTGAAAAAATCCTACTATATCGTTCGCTTCATCCTCGGCGCTGTGTTCCGGTCTGGGAGCACCATTTCCGCCGCCTTGCTTTTTCCGCACATACCGCGGCGCGTCGCTCAGCATCATGATCAGCGTCTGGTAATTCACCCCATCAAGGATGTAATCCACGCTCCAGCCGGTCGCCGATGCAATCTGCCACACGAAGCCGAAAGGGCTATGGGAACCCTCATACCGGGTTCTTAACTCCCCTTCCTTGCCTGGCTCAGTCTCGGAGTCATCGGGTTCGCCCGCGCTGTCGAGCTGATAATACGCATAAAATCCTTCGTGCCCATCAGACGCTCGAATGTTTGGAACATGGCCGTCAGATAACGCCACTCCACAAAGTTCCGCAGTACCCACGCTGTCACCCCGATGCCCACGTGCCGCGACACGTATCCCCGGCATACCGTATAGGCCAGCAGACGGCTCACAGCCTTACCATGTTCCGCTACAAAGGCCAGTTCCTCGACCTTGTCCTTTGCTTGCCACCCGGGCGCAACGCCCATCTTCAGGTATTCCCTCGCCAGCAGAATCTGACCCCACAGCCTCGGACGCTTCATCGTCACACGCACCTCCACCGGGCGTTTCAGCCACGGAAGCTTCCACCTTTTAAGAGGAACGGACACGCCGCTGTCCAGCAGCGCATCCGCACACTCCATCTCTATCAGTTGTTCCAGCCGGTCAGCCATACGTTAGCCCTCCTCACTTTGGAGCGATGCTGCAGCCGCGGCTTCCGCCGGCGGCAGCTTGTACTGCCCCCACTCGTCCGGTATTGCTTCCGTATCGAACACGCCGTAAGGCTGCGAACCGTCCTCCGGCATCGCCACTTCGAGCGTAACCTCTATCTTGGAGGTTTCTGTAAGGGTCAGCTTGCCTGCAGGATTGGAAAGTAGCGTGGCGTTGGGAATCAGTACGCTCTGTCCGGACACGAGGGAGAGTTCCCATGGCCCCTGCATGACAAGCACCTCCGACGGGGCTGTCCAACCGATCGGAGTTTTCTTTTCCAAATCTTCTTTCTTATAATGCAGGCTGCCGCCAAGCAGTTTGTGCAGGTTCGAATAGTTCATCTGGATCACATTGAACGTCGGGGCGATGCCGCCGTTACTCTGTGGGATGACCAGCACCGGGGCACCCTGCACCTGTTCGGCCTCGATCTTCGCGGCCTCGGGTTTCTTGCCGCCCAGGTCAAACGAGTTCTTTTCAATATACCCGATTGTGAAATCCTTATACTTTACGGCTCCTATGCCGTACATGAAATTCTTGTTCATCTTTTTTTCAGTTTCATTGTTAATAACATACCGACAAGCAAGCCGGCCAATACACCTGTGATAAACGTCCGCATCCGGTTCGGAGGGCGTTTTTCTACCGTTTGAACGTCATTTGAAATTTCGCTCTTGGTTTCGCTACGGATACGCGCCAGCTCTTCTTCATACCATAGCACCAGCTGCTGCAGACTGTCACACGAGGCTTCGGCCACGATGTTCCCGCTGTCGTCGCTGCCTACGGTCAGATTCGCCTGTCCGCTCTTGCCACGGTACACGGCACCTTCAGGAAGTTTACGGAGGCTGTCCGCAGGTATAGACAGCTTCACCGAACTCGCCGGTATACCCGCCATCACCAGTCCCGCCCGTCGGCTTCCGCTCGCGCTGTCGGCGCTTGCCGATTCCGTCCGGACTTCCCGGTTCATGCTCTTTCGGTGACTCGCGCAACCTGTCAAGCACAGGGCAATCGTCACGATGAGGACAGTTTCCGGCTGTATCAATAGCTTTTCTAAGACGGGCCATCTCGCGCGTATTGCGGGCCAGTTCTTTCTTTGTTTCACAAAATTCATCTTTTAGAGGTTTTACAATATTTTCCATCAAAATGCGGGTGGCATGTTCGGCGTTATCTATGCGCATGGCCTCTGCACCGGCCTCGGCCTTCATCGCTTCCGCTTTCGCTTTTCTCACAGTAGCCCGCAAGGAGCCAATGGTCGCCACCGTACCAACCAGGCCGCCGCCAAGGATAATGTTCATAAATTCGCTCAAGTCCATACCACCCGGTTTTATTATTGATTAATACCTATTTCTTTCAACCATTCCTGCACATCGAAGCTCGGACAGGCTTTCGCTGCCAGTTCGTTGTGTCCTATAATGCGTACATCAGGGAATTTCCGATGAAAATCCTTCACATACTTCTCCAGTGCCTTTTTCTGGCAGCCAGTGCGGGTGTCTTTCGGGGTCTTACCGTCTTTTTCCACGCCTCCGGCATACACGATGTGACGGCTTACACTGTTATATCCTTTGGCTCCGTTGGTCACTTCCCAAGGGTCCACCTGTGCATCCTCATTGTTTTCTACCAGACGTTCCACGCCTCCGTTCAGGTGGAACAGGTCGGTATAGCCAACCTGCTTCCATCCTCTTCCTCCCTGGGCAACCGGAGAAGTATGCCATTTGCGGATGTCCGCCGATGATACCTCACGCCCCTCCGGGGTTGCCGTACAGTGTATTACCAGATATTTCAACTTTGCCATAATCATCATGCTTGATAGCCGCTCATCATTACCACTCCGGCATCCTCTTTCTTGGGCATGCAGATGAAGTAATGGCGGAAGTTAATCAGGTTACGCTGGTTCAACGGGTCATTCTTTGACTCGGAATAATACATCTTGGTAGAACCTGTTGCCTTGAAAACCCTCTGTTTGTAGAAGGCAAATGAACACGGAAATTCACCGGCTTCTGCCGTTGTACCCAATGCCTTCTTCACTCCGGCTGTAGTATAAAGCGGGTTGTTGCCATACTCGTAGATTTCAAAGCCGTAAAGGTTACCTACCTTGCCGCTGTTGCGGTCAATATTGTACTGTTCACGGAATGCCTGGCTGGTCAGCAGCAGGTCATTCACATGGTCGGGGCAAAGCACCAGTCTGCGGCCGTCTGACGGTACGCGCAGGTTGTCAAGGGCACGCTTCATTTCCACAAGGTCATTCACGGTAAGGCGCAGACGGTTTGTAGCCGGATCTTTCTCGCCGGTAGTCTTAAGCACCGGAGTAGTTTCCGTATTTTTGTTCGCACAAAGCGCATGGGCCGCCTTGGTAAACTTCGCATCATTGATACTGTTGGCATGTCCCTCTTTCACACGGGCGGTCTTGTCATAGCTGATGGCATAAAGCTCATCGTCTGTAATCGGCGTAGCCTTGGTCTGGAATTTGTCCAGCTTGATGGCAATATCCTTGTCTTCCAAAGCCTGCACATCAATCGGATAGGTTTTATTGTTTATCAAGACATCCGGATCTACACCAACTTCTACCAGGTGAATCACATCGTTATTCACGATACTGCTTTGGTCGGGGATTCCTGACAGCCAGGTTCCTTCCAGTCCGGCACGGAGCACCTTAACAAGTTCCCCTGTCCAGATTTCCGTATAAACCCCTTCACGGAGTATTGAAGTACTTTGCGGGGCCATTCCCATAAAGGCTGCCACCGCATTCATTCCCACAGCTCCGGCCACCGGAGAGAATCCCAATACCGAAGCACACACGACACCTGTCAGCGTATTGAACAGAAGTGCCGTCAAAAGCATTACAATTTTTCCCATTTTCTTCATTTTAAAGGTTTTCAAATTTCACAGGTCATGCCGTATTCAGCCTTGTACAGGCGCTTGTACTCCTCCGGGTTATGCTCGCGCATTTCAAGCAGCGCATCACTCGGGACATCGCTCAGTTTGGCATAGGTGGACGGCTGTGCCTGCTGCTTGCCGCCCTGATAGCTCAATACAGTGGAAATCTTCACCTGTGGTTGCATGGCATCAAGCACATTCTTCAGTTCATCGACACCAACCTTCTTGCCAAGTTCGATAAACTGTATCTTCTTGTCTTCTCCCAGACGCTTTTCCACCACTGCCTTTTCTACAAGACCAGTGATACGGGCCAAAGTCAGCTTCCCGTTTTCTTGCTTCAGGGAATCATTCTCTGCCTTGGCTGCTTTCAGTTCATTTAAGGCTTGATTAACATCAGCCTCCGTTGCCGTTTCCGGCAGCCCCAATTGAAGGGCCAAAAGTTTCAGTTCCATTTCTTCTGTTGTTTTTTGGTTATTGATTAGTGGCAAAGGACAATCACCATCCTTTCCCAATGTGATTTGTTTTCCATCCTTCATCAGTACGATGGCATCATCATTGGAACCTACATCCACCAGTGATACCTCATACAGCTTGCTTTTGGTTATTGTCGGGCTGGTCTGCCCCTGCAGCAAATGTTCGGGCTGGTCACTCAGTTCCAGAATGTCTATTCCGGCACTCACCATTCTCAGACTGCCGAATTCAAACTGTTTCTTGCATCTTTTACTGAGGTCGGTCGCTTCGTCAAACACCAGTTCCCCGGTTACTTCACCATCCTCTACCCGAAGGTCCTTCACATAACCAATCACGTTTCCGCGTTGGTGCATGTACAGCAGTACCGGGTTTCGGCAATACTGCTCCACACTCATGCCCGATGTCAACACACGGCTTCCGTAGCTGTTCAGGCTGTCGTTTGAAATTCTTACACGTTTACTCATTTTCTCATGCCACGCCTTTATGCATTGGCGCTGCAATATTACAGAGCACTTACCGGGAAGCCAAAAAAGTGTGCAATGGTTGCACACTTCTATGAAACCGTTGCACATTATTTTGGCTGCAAGCTGATAAGCGGACAACTTTGCGAATAAATCGGGCAGGTGCAAGGGACTCCGAAGCCTGCCTTTAACCCTATATTCTTTATTATATGACAAAGGCAGAAATCGAAAAGAAAAAATCTCTTGCACGCTCACTGTTCCTTTCCGGCATGGAACAGACTGAAATTGCGGAGAAAGTGGACGTGTCACGCGTCACCATCTCAAAATGGTGCACGGCTGACGGATGGAAAGAGGCAAGGGCGGCAAAGAACGTCACCCGGCCGGAACTGGTGAACAAACTCCTGCTCACCATTGATACACTCATTACTCAAGTCAACGAATCGAACGACCCTGCACTTGTAGCTGGTCTCGGGGACAAACTGGCCAAACTTTCGGCGGTGATTGAAAAGTTAGACAAGAAGGCCAACGTAGTGGATGTCATTGAAGTGTTCATGGCATTCTCCAAATGGATTGAATACCGTTCAACCATCGACCCGGAAGTGACTCCGGAACTGGTCAGGGCAATCAACAAGTACCAGGATCTGTATATCACCGAACAGATGGGCATAAAATAAAACGGCTATGGCAACAGCAGCGGAAAAGAAACAGGCATACGAACAGTGGAAGGAACACTGTAAAAGAGTGCAGTCCATCACGGATACGGCTTTGCTCGCGGGCGAGACACCGGCACAAAAGGACAGGCGTATTCTGCGTCTGCAGGGTAACTATGCCGCGTTCTGTGAATATTACTTCCCCCACTTTCTCACCTTGCGTGACAAAACCACCGGGGAAGTCATACGCACCATCCACAATGCACCGTTCCACAATGCGGCAGCGGCTAAAGTAAAAGGCACACCCAACCTGAAAGCGGTATTCATGTGGCCGCGTGGCCATGCCAAGTCCACACACATGGACATTTTTGTTCCGCTGTGGCTGATGTTCCAGCCCAAACGTCTCATCAACTTCATGGTGGTGGTCGGCAAAAGTGAGGACTCAGCCACACGTCTGCTGGGAGATATTCAGGCAGAACTGGAACATAACCAGCGCATCATTGCCGACTTCGGCAAGCAGCAGGGGAATGCCTCCTGGCAGGATGGGGAGTTCAAGGCGGCCAACGGGGTGAAATTCCTGGCTTGCGGACGCGGACAGTCTCCACGTGGTTTGCGAGACCGGGAAGCACGTCCGGACTACATCGTCATCGATGACTTGGATGACGACGAACTGTGCCGCAATGAGAAACGGGTGCATGACATTACAGACTGGGTGAAAGAAGCCCTTTTTGGTGCACTGGATGTGGGCCGGGGGCGTTTTATCATGGTCGGGAACCTCATTTCTAAAAACTCGGTGCTGGCCAATCTCACCAAGACAAAAGGGGTACATGTATCCGTCATCAAGGCAATAGACAAGAACGGAGAACCGGTATGGCGCGAAAAATGGACGAAAGAAGAGGCGCAGGAATACAGGGATTTCGTAGGCTACCGGGCATGGGAAAAGGAGATGATGCACAACCCCATCGTGGACGGAACTATTTTTCGGGCAGACTGGATTCGTTACAAGAAACTGCCCAGGCTATCCAAGTATGAAATGCTGGTCTGCTATACCGACCCCTCTTTCAAATCGACCACTTCCAACGACTACAAGGCTTGCCGCCTTTGGGGCAAGATTGGGAAGGAACTGCACCTTATAGACTGTTACGTCCGGCAGGATACCGTTTCAGGAATGGTACGGTGGCTTTACGACCTCTACGAGCGTACACGTGATACGGCAGCCGTCCAGTTCTTTATGGAAGCGAACTTCATGCAGGATGTCATTCTGGATGAGTTTGAGGCAGAAGGGAATCTGCGTGGATACCAACTGCCCATCATGCCGGACAAACGAAAGAAACCGGACAAGCTCCAGCGCATCGAAGCGGTGTCACCATTATGGGAACGCGGTTTCGTATTCTACAATGAGAAGTTGAAAGAATCGCCGGATATGCAGACCGGAATCGAACAGACCTTGGCACTGGAGCGTGGCAGCCGTATTCACGATGATGCACCGGATGCCGACGAGGGAGCCATCTGGATGCTGCAGCGCAATTCAAGGCAGGAGAGTTTTCAACCGGTGTTCGGTAAAAGGCCGACCGCCAAAAATATATGGTAACATGATACAGCTGATTAAAAGAATGATTTTTGCATGGCGCTATAAACGTGCCGTTGCCCGTGCTTGCAAGTACGCCAAGCTCTACGGAAGAAAGTACTACGTCCTGTATATGGGTGGCAAACTGAAAGTTGTCCCCAAAAGGAACATCTGTGAACTGATTCACCGCCACCGTTTCCGCAAGGGAACCACTATCCGGGATATAGAAAAAATGGCATTGTTCATCACTAAATGAAAGTAAAGTCATGTTCATTACAGAAGAAGATTACAAAGTTGTCATCGGCGACAACGCATTAAAGGTTATCTCGCAGGTAAGCCCGGAAAACCGTACCAATGCAGAAGCGGAAGCCCGGGAAGAAATTGCCGGTTATCTACGGCCGAAATACGACTGTACGGCCATTTTCTCTGCACAGGATGAACATCGGAACCGCCTCATTGTCATGTACACCTGCGACATTTCACTTTACCACATGAGTGCAGCCATGCCGCAAAAGATGGGAAGCGAGATACGCAAGGAACGGTATGAACGGGCCATCAAGTGGCTTGAAGGCGTACAGGCCGGAAAAATTGTCCCTGATTTGCCTTTGGCTGTCGGAGAAGATGGGCTTCCGTCCGGAAATTCATTTGTTTACAGCTGTCAGAAGCAGCTTCATCATAACTGGTAGGATTATGGATATTAAAGACTTTTTCAGCGGTATGTTTTCCAATAAACCGAAAAACGTACTGCAAACGCCATACGGCAATTTTAATCTGGCCAAGGGGAAAGACATCAAGCGGGTGCAGAAAATGGTCATCGACCTGCAACGCACCACCGATGCACTCACCCGGAAGGACATCAAGAACTGGCGCGATGCCTGGCAGTATGCCATCAATGTGGACAGTCCCAGCCGCCAGCGCCTGTACGACATCTACCGGGACGCGGAAATAGACCTTCACCTCTCCGGGTGTGTGGAGCAGCGCAGAGGTTTTGTCATGGCACGTTCTTTCAAAATCGTGGATATGAAAGGGGATGAGAACGAGGAAGCGGTTCACTTCTTTGACCAGTCCTGGTTCAAGCAGCTCATGCGCTATGCACTTGATTCAATCTACTGGGGACATTCGCTCATCGAATTGGGCGACCTTTGCACTGACGGCGACGGCTGCATCTGTTATTCGGATGTGAAGCTTATTCCGCGCAAACATGTCATTCCTGAGTATGGGCGTGTCATTACCGACCTCGGGCAGGACTGGACTACAGGTATAGACTACCGCCAGCCTCCTTTTTCCGACTGGCTCATTGAGGCAGGTAGGCCCGACGACCTCGGGCTGTATCTCAAGGCTGCTTCACAGACTATTCCCAAAAAGAACATGCTGGCCTTTTGGGACACCTTCGGGGAAATATTCGGAATGCCCATGCGTATAGCACGCACCACTTCGCGCGATCAGAAAGAGATTGACCGTCTCGACAAGATGTTGCGTGAAGCCGGAACCGCCCTCTCCATGGTGGCAGGAATGGAAACCGAAATCGAATTTGTGGAAAGCGGCAAGGGGGACGCATTCAATGTCTATGACAAGCGTATCGATCGGGCCAACTCCGAACTGTCAAAGCTTATCATCGGGCAGACGATGACCATCGAGGACGGAAGCAGCCTATCACAGTCGGAAACGCACCTTGAAGTGTTCCAGAACCTCGTGGAAAGCGACTGTGATATGCTTCGGGATATAGTGAACAACCAGCTCATTCCGCGCATGGTGCGCCACGGGTTCCCTGTTAAAGGGCTGCGCTTCGATTGGGACTACTCCATTGACTACACGCCCGAACAGCAGAAAGCTTACGAGGAAATGGTACTGCAACACTACAAGGTAAAGCCTCAGTACTTTGAGGAAAAATACGGTATCCCGTGCGAGGAGAAGGAACCGAAAGAAGAGCCGGACCCGACAGAACCGAAAAAAAAGAAAGACGGCAAACCGGCTGAAACGCTGTCCCGTTTTTTCGACTGAGCCCCGATGATTATTCGGGGCTGCACCAGCGGTATGCCCACCTGTTGGGCAAACAGAAACTATGCCTCTCCATGGAGGACGAGGCAAAACTCATGCGCGACAAGCTCACGGAACGCTTTGACCGCATGATGAAGGTGCTGTTCCGGCAAGAAGGGGCAAACCTTGAAATAGGTATCCTGGCATCCGAAGAAGCGCAGGATTTTATAGAAGCTCATTCTTCTGTCTTGAACGGTTCATTCCGAAAGGTGGAAATGTCCGAGACCATGCGCAAGCGGCTGGAGCGTTCCAACTATGTATTCTCCGGCTTGAAGACCTTCCATGAACTGAATGAAGCCTTTCCCTCCCTGTTGGATGAAAACGGCAATAGAAAGACGTTCGAACGCTTTTTGAATGATGTCCGGAAGATCGACGAAACATACAATTCAAACTATCTACGGGCTGAATTCACCTTTGTACAGGCTTCGGCTGAAATGGCAGCCAAATGGGAACGGTTCATGCAGGACGGCGACCGCTATTATCTACAGTACCGCACGGCCGGGGATGCAAAGGTACGTCCCACCCATGCAGAAATGGCCGGCATCACACTCCCGGCTTCAGACCCGTTCTGGGCAGAATTCTATCCTCCTAACGGATGGGGCTGCCGCTGTTCCGTGGTCCAGGTACGCAAATCCAAGTATCCGCCTACAGACCACGAAGAGGCCATGGCAAGGGGGAAATCAGCTTTGGAAGTTGACAAAAAGGGAATGTTCCGGTTCAATGCAGGCATGGAACAAAAGACGATGCCCGACTATAATCCATACACCATCAAGCGCTGTAAGGATTGCGATATGAACAACGGAAATATGAAACTGGTCTTCGTTCCGGAAAATGAATTGTGCGCCGCATGCAAACTGGTAAGAACATTGGCCAATGCAGATGCCAAACAGATAAAGAAGCAAGCCAAGCCATTGCAGGGAACAGTTATCACGAATAATGAATTCCCATTCCCGGTAAACATATCAAAACGCACGCTTCAAGAATGGACCAACCAGCCATACAAGTTCTACCATGAAAAGAACCTCATGCTTCTGGATATAAAGAATGTATTTGCCAAAGCCAAATACCTGGGAACAGCAGATAACCACAAAGGTATTCCACACCTCATACAATCGCACATTTTCGAGATAGAAGTAAGAGGTGAAAAAGCACTGATAATAGTTCGGGAATACGACTGGCACGAATACACGCTGCACAGTCTTTCAGAAGGAGGTGAATTATACAAACATATAAAAAAGAAAGAATAGCGAAAGACGCAAGCTCCGGGAACTACAATCCCGTTCTGAACATCTAACGCTATTCCTCACTGCAAATATACAAAACAATTTTTAAAAACAACCCGTTATGAACAAAATTATCGAATTTCTCAAACAAAGCAACCGCTACAAACACCTTATTGGCGGTTTGTTGGTAGGCATTTTGGCCTTCACCCCGTGGACAGCGCTCTATGCTGCAGCTGTCGCAGCCTCCTGTCTGGAACTGAAAGACAAACTGAAAGGCGGACTTTGGGACTGGATAGACTGGTCTCTTACCGTCATAGGCGGCATATTGTCGGCCCTATTTTGGTGGATAGTGTAATGCTTTAGCTCATTTTGCCTGTTAAATCAGTAACTTTGTACCCGGTGGAGCTTCCCGATAGTCCGTGTGGTCTATCGCGGGTACAACAATGCGAACGCGAATGGCGGTGTGTCGAATGCGAATGCGAATAACGATGCTTCGAATACGAATGCGAATATCGGCTCGCGTCTGGAAATCTAATTAATCGGCGTACAGCACCGGGGACGTGTCCCCGAAGCGGCGCCGAGGGAAGCAAGCCACAGCAACAGCACCCATTAGGGTGGAAAGCTGAAAAATCACGCGTCGGGTGGAGTTTGGTAGGCTGTTATCAGTTCGAAGAAGTCAGATCCGGGGAAAGGAAGGCCCTTATCTTTCATGTTTATTAACCAATAGCTTATGCGCAGGGAAGGATATATTATCGAGGAAATCATCGAATACTCCAATATGTCGGAGGCATTCGATTCGGTACTTCGCGGAACCGGTCGTAAGAGGTCAAGGCAGGGACGATTCCTGCTTGCCCATAGGGAGAAGATTATCGCCGAACTGACGGCTTCCATTGCGGACGGTTCATTCCGGCTGGGCGGCTACCATGAGAGGGAAATTGAAGAATACGGTAAAAAACGTATTTTGCAGATCCTGTCCATGAAAGACCGCATCGCTGTGTTTGCCATCATGAATGTGGTGGACCGCCACCTGCAAAAACGTTATATCCGGACAACCGGTGCAAGCATCAAAAGGCGCGGTACTCATGATCTGATGAACTGCATACGTACCGATTTGCAAAAAGACCCGGAAGGCACACTTTACGCATACAAGTTTGACATCCGTAGGTTTTACGACAATGCGCGGCAGGACTTTGTTATGTGGTGCTTCCGGAGGGTGTTCAAGGACGAAAGGCTGTTGGTGCTACTGGAGCGGTTTGTTAAGCTGCTGCCGGAAGGTATAAGCTTCGGACTGCGCAGTTCACAAGGGGCAGGAAATCTGCTTCTGTCTGTATTTTTAGACCACTATCTGAAGGATAAGTACGGGGTTCGTTATTACTATCGCTATTGCGATGACGGACTGGTACTCGGTAAAACGAAAGCGGAATTGTGGAAGATTCGTGATGTTATTCACAGGCAAATGGGAAAAATAGACTTGGAAATAAAGCCGAATGAACGGGTATTCCCTGTAGAAGAAGGCATTGATTTCCTTGGCTATGTTATCCGTCCCGACTATGTAAGATTGCGGAAACGTATCAAGCAGAAGTTTGCCCGGAAGATGCACGAGGTAAAATCGAGAAAAAGACGGCGAGAACTGATTGCCAGTTTCTACGGCATGACGAAGCACGCCGACTGTAATAAGTTGTTTAAAAAATTAACAGGCAAAGAAATGAGAAGTTTTAAAGACTTGAATGTCGCTTACAAGCCGGAGGACGGCAAGAAGCGATTTCCCGGTGTGGTGGTAAGCATCCGGGAACTGGTAAACTTACCGATTGTAGTGAAGGACTTTGAGACCGGTATCAAGACCGAGCAGGGAGAAGACCGCTGTATTGTGGCCATCGAAGTGAACGGCGAAGCAAAGAAGTTCTTCACCAACAGCGAGGAAATGAAGAATATTCTCGCACAAGTAAAGGAAATGCCGGATGGTTTCCCGTTTGAAACGACCATCAAGACAGAGACATTCGGCAAAGGTAGAACCAAATACGTGTTTACATGAGAAGAGTTGAAGGAAGTGCCGGTGTATCGCTGATGGAATGCACGAACCCGGTTAAAGACAAATGGCGCATCCGCTGGGATGTGCAGGAAAAAGAGAACGGCTCTGCCTCCTACATGGAAGAGGAGTTCGGACACAAGCCTACTGATGAGGAAATCCGCACATTGGTTATGTCATGGTATAACAGCCAGACTGATGCAGCTATCCTATCCGGATTCGCCTATAATGGCGCCCCTGTATGGCTTTCTACGGAGAACCAATACAACTATAAGGCAGCATACGATTTGGCCGTTCAGACGGGCGGAGAGACCCTTCCGGTTACATTCAAATTCGGTTCGGATGAACAGCCCGAATACCATACCTTTGAAAAGTTGGATAATCTGAAGGACTTCTACATTCAAGCGGTCAGACACATCCAAAACACACTGGCTGAAGGATGGAAAAGGAAAGATGTATTCAACTTGGATTTATATCGGATTGAATGATTGACAATCCCTTCGGGGGAAGGATAAAAAAAAGCCCCCGGCCTGTTAAATAGTCGTCTCACTTACCATTTAAACATAAAGCACCTCTTACCGGCACGACCGGGGGCAGATACCCTCGTTCGCCAGTAAGAGGCTTTTTTATGTAAGCGCTATTCTGCGCAATGATAAGTGAGACAATGCAAATGTACGAAATTTAACTGGATATGAAAGTAATTGAGATACTAAAATTGAACAGAGAGCTTTTAAAAACGTGGCATTACATGGGCATACGACCCGATGACGTGCAATATATAGAACTATATAATGAATATAACAAGTTGCAGACCAATGGTGAAAAAGTGTCTTATATCGTAGCTACGCTTTCCCTACGATATGGCATCAGTGAGCGAAAGGTGTATGACCTGATCAAGCGTTTTAAAACCGACTGCAATTTGTGTGCAGTGTAATCAGGACTTCCTCCCACTAAAGGCAAACTCCCCTACCCTACCTTTGTATCGCAATAAATAACATTCATATCATGGACAAGTATTATCAAATCTTAGGCAAGGTGCTTTCGTCCGGAAAGATGCAAAGCAATAAAAAAGGGAATATCCGCTACCTACTGAATGAACAGCTGACGCTGCTCCCTGCCGACCTTCTTGATATATTCGAGGGGCATACCATAGCGCGGAAGAAGTTAAAAAACGAGTTACAACTGTTTATGAGGGGCGAACGAAACGTGGAAAAATACAGGGAGGCCGGAATCAACTGGTGGGACTACTGCGGCTCTATCCTTGTGAACAGCTACCCAACCTATTTTGAAAAACTGCCGCCACTCATCGAACGCATAAACAGGGAAAAAAGGAACAGCAAAAACTATATATTGTTTCTCGGATCTACAGGAACAGAAAGCAACCAGGCTCCATGCCTTAGTCTTGTTCAGTTCCAGATAGAGCAAGGAGAACTGGTCATGACCGCCTATCAGCGAAGCAGCGATGCGAATTTAGGACTGCCGGCAGATATTTATCATTTGTATCTAATATCAAGACAGATTGAGTTGCCACTAAAATCCATCACCCTGAATCTGGGGAATGTGCATATTTACGAAAACAACATCGACAAAACAGAACAGCTGCTTGCCGGCAATGAAAATGTAAAATTTGAATTGAACGTATGAGAAAGATGTATCTGTCAGCCCCTCTCCCATTTGTCGGGCAAAAGCGTATGTTAGCCAAGGAATTCATGAAAGTGAAGTTCTTCAATGTGTGGTTCTGGAGTATTCCTTCCTCCAGATCATAACAAAATAGCCCCTGCGACTCTACCGCTATCCAGACACATCCTTTGTTGTCTCCGGAGATTGCAGTTACGGTATGCTCTATTTTCGTGTTTTCTGCGCTCAATTCAG